GGAAGTATTTTTGGTATAAAGGGAACACAAATATGGAGAAATGGTAAAGGTAAAAAATAATGCCAGAATTTTTTAGAAGTATAGCAAAGAAACCCGGAGCTACTAAAGTCCGTAAAGGATATAAAAAAGGTGGCAGTATGAGTCACGTAGGTGGCTATTCCCCGGTTTTAGGAAACAACAAATTTGGTTATCCCAGTGGAGGAGTTCCTGTAAGAACACCTATTAAAAGTGGAGGAACTGCTAGAAGAAGAATGGGAAAAGCTTTTGCGAAAGGTGGAAAAGTTTAACAGAAAGAATTATGGACGGAGTCCAATTATTATTTAAATTAAAAAAACTGGTCGAACTTAGACGTGACGACGTTGTTAATTCCCTAATCAGCGGTGTTGACAATATGGAAAAATACAACTATATGTTGGGTCAGATACGAACGTATCACTATATTTTACAGGAGATCTCTAACCTGCTAAAAAACAAGGAGCCAAATGAAGACGGAAATGTTTTTAAAATCGAACCCAAAGATCACCCTCCCAAAGTCTGATCTTGTCGGGCTAAAGAAATCAAAACAAATTACTAAAGAATCAACAAAGCTCCCTCAACCTACAGGTTGGAGAATTCTTGTTCTACCCTTTAAAATGGGAGAAAAAACTAAAGGGGGAATTTTCATGGGACAAGACACACTAGAAAAGCAACAAGTGGCTTCTCAATGTGGAAACGTATTAGCGATGGGTCCTGATTGTTATCGGGATAAAGATCGTTATACACAAGGGCCTTGGTGTAAAGTGGGAGACTGGGTAATGTTTGCACGTTATGCAGGATCTCGAATAAAAATAGAAGGTGGTGAAGTGCGGTTGTTGAATGACGACGAGATTTTAGCAACTATCAAGAATCCGGAGGATATCTTGCATGAATATTAACATAGGAGGAAACTATGCCAGATGATAAATCTGCAAAAGAAGAAAAAGTAAAAGAAGAGAAAACAATTGATCTCGACACCAGTGGACCTGATGTTGAAGTTACATTGCCTGAAGAAAAAGTAAACGTAAAAGAAGTAGAAATACAAGAAGTACAAAAGGAAGAGGTAAAAGATGAGAAACCTACTGAAGAACCTGTTAAGTCCGATGACGCACCTGCGAAATCTGACGAGCAGCCTGTTGTTCAAGATAGCAAACCTGAAAAACCCGAGAAAAAGGAAGAAGAACTAGAAGACTATAGCAAAGGTGTTAAATCACGTATTGCTAAATTGACAAAACGTATGAGAGAAGCTGAACGTCAAAGGGAAGCTGCTTTAACATACGCTAAATCGGTACAAGGAGAACAGACATCTCTTAAAGATAGACTCGCTAAATTAGATACGGGTTATGTGAAAGAGATGGAAGATCGTATAACATCAAGCGTAACAGCTGCCCAAAGTAAACTTCAAGCTGCTAGAGAAGCGAATGATATTAATGCGGAAGTCCTTGCACAAAAAGATATTGCTAAATTGGGCTATGAAGAAGCAAGACTTGCTGAGATGAAAGTTCAGCAAAAACAACAAGAAGAACAACGTAAAACCTTAAGTGAAGGGACAATACCTCAAGTTCCTCTTCAACCTACACCGGATGCACAAGCAACCGACTGGGCTCAAAAGAACGCATGGTTTGGCAAAGATAGTGCTATGACCTATACGGCTTTTGATCTTCATAAGAAATTAGTTGACGAAGAAGGATATGATCCACAATCGACTGATTATTATGGAGAATTAGATCGAAGAATAAAGCTTGAATTCCCCCACAAATTTGGTAATACTACAGTACAAACGTCCAAACCTAGACAAACTGTAGCTTCGGCTACGCGAACAGGTTACAAAGATGGACGCAGAACTGTGAAACTCACATCCTCACAAGTAGCAATTGCTAATAAACTGAATGTGCCACTGGAAGAGTATGCGAAACAAGTAAATATCGTGAAGGAGACATAAGCATATGGAAACTGATAAAGTGAAAAAAACCCCTCGCGCGTCCGAAGACAGAGACAAAACAAAACGTCCTGTCGAGTGGACTCCGCCGTCATCTTTAGATGCGCCGCCTGCACCTGATGGATTCAGGCACCGTTGGATAAGATCTGAAAGTCTTGGTTTTGACGACCAAAAAAATATTTCAGGTCGCCTAAGATCTGGGTACGAACTGGTTATGGCCAGTGAATACAAAGACAAAGGTTTCCCGGTAGTTGAAACAGGTAAACATACAGGCGTCATTGGAGTTGGTGGGCTGTTGCTGGCCAGAGTGCCCAACGAGATCGCTGAAGCTCGTCAAAGATATTATGCTGAAAAAGCTAATGAACGTGACGAAGCTGTCAAAACAGATCTACTGAGGGATCAGCACCCGAGTATGCCTATCAGTGTTGATAGACACTCGACGCAAACTTTCGGTGGTGGCAAGAAATAGTTTATTAACCATTTCTAAAATCAACGAATTAAATTAACCGTCACTGGAGGTCCTTCGGGACAGGTGACACACGGAGGAAACTAATATGGCAAATCAAGACGCCGCTTTCGGTCTTAGACCGTTAAAGTCAGTTGGTCAAGCAGACGACTCCACAGGAATGAGCTCACATAAGATAGATGCTGGCGATGCCAGTATTCTATATCAAGGTTCACCAGTTATCGGAGCAGCAGGATATGTAGATATCGCTACTGCCGGTGCTGTGCCTAATATGGGTGCATTCTGGGGATGTTTCTACAATGATCCAACTACGTTAAAACCTACGTTTAAAAACTATTATCCTGGAAGCATAACACCACCTGCTAGCGCAGATATTGAAGCTTTTGTTTATGACAATCCTAATCAGATGTTTGAAATTCAATCTGATGCTACGGGTGCGTCAGAACTAGCGGATGTATTTTCGAATGCAGACATGGTAAATTTCGGGGGTAGTACTATAAACGGGGTGAGTAACACTGAACTAGATGACAGCACAATTAAAGCTTCTAGTGATGCTGCTGCTCAACTTTTAATAATTGGTCCTTCTCGTGATCCAAAAAATAATGATGTAACTTCAACAGACGGCAATGTAAATTGGCGTGTGCTAGTTAACATGCATTTATTTGGACATGGAGTAGGTACCGTAGGAGCGAATCCGTAATAAGGAGTAAATAACTATGGCAATATCACGACAACAACTCGTAAAAGAGCTTGAGCCAGGTTTAAACGCCTTGTTCGGACTCGAGTATAAAAGATACGACCAGGAGCATAAAGAAATTTATGCTACTGAAAGTTCTGACAGAGCTTTTGAAGAAGAAGTAATGTTATCCGGCTTTGCTAACGCATATGTTAAACCTGAGGGTTCAGCAGTTGCTTATGACAATGCTCAAGAAACATTCACTGCAAGATATACTAACGAAACAGTAGCTCTTGCATTTTCTTTAACTGAAGAAGCAATGGAAGATAACTTGTATGACAGACTCGCGTCTCGTTATACAAAAGCACTGGCTAGATCCATGTCAAATGCGAAACAAATCAAAGCCGCAGTACCTTTAAATCAAGGGTTGCCTACTACAGACAACTATGATTCAGGTGATGCAGTTTCTTTGTTCTCGACAAATCACCCATGTATCGGCCCTGTGTTTTCAAACACGTTAACAACACAAGCAGACATAAACGAAACATCGTTAGAGCAAGCGTTAATTGATATCGCTGCAATGACTGATGAACGTGGTCTGAAAATAGCAGCAAGAGGAATGAAATTAATTGTTCCACCTGCTAACCAATTCAACGCTGAAAGATTGTTAAAATCTCAAGGTAGAGTTGGTACTGCTGATAATGATATCAATGCTCTTAAAAACATGGGGATGATTCCTCAAGGTTACAGAGTCAATCACTATCTTTCTGATACTGATTCTTGGTACATCATCACGGATGTTCCTAACGGAATGAAACACTTTGACAGATTACCTATCCAAACTAAAATGGAAGGCGATTTCTCAACTGGCAACGTTAGATACAAAGCTAGAGAAAGATACTCATTTGGAGTATCAGACCCTAGAGGTATCTACGGTGTCGAAGGTGCTTAATCAATAACTTAGAAATGAGGCGGCCTTAAAATCGCCTCATTTCGACAATAAAGTAAGAAATTAACAATGAAAAACTTCCGAATACAAATCCGATACCACGGGCATTTTGCTGATTTTAAGGCTATGGCTGAAGACAGTATCGAGGGCATTGAAAAAGTAGTCCTTGACAAACTGGGAAAAAATGAGGTAAAGTTCGAGTCTGATGGATTTACTAGCAAAACTGGTAAATGGATAACCTATGAGGAGGTTACAAATGATCCAAGAACTGTACACTACGAAAAGATCCTTGGAGCTAGAGTGGCAAAAGGAGTACCTGCAATCGGGGCGGCATAACGTTAAGATGATCGAAATCAACAAAAAGATCCAAGACGTTATTAAAGCAATCATCGCTCAAGAGTTTGAAGAAGATACTCGTTTACTCAAGATCAAAGACGCTGCTCCTGAGGCATCAATAGCCGGTTAAGGCTATTTTATAAAAATCAACTTTTCACTACGGGATACCTTGCGCTCTACGCAAATCTGCGCTATATCTTATTTACTATACAATTAATTAAGAACGTAGACGAGTATAGTCGACGGCCTAGAGGCTACGTTCATAAAAACTAGGAGGATAATAATATGGCAAAAACAACCTTTCGGGGACCAGTCTTACAAGGAAAAGAAGGAACTGGATATAACCTCGTGGAAAAAACAGGGGCTTACTCTGTTTTAATTGGTGATAGTGGTAAAACTTTCATCGTTCCAAAAAACTCAACAACAGCGGGATCATCAGTAACTTTCACGTTACCAACGGTAGCGGATAATGATGGATCTTTATTTACATTTGTAAATACTGGCGCTGATGGTACCAACCAAATTAATATAACTGGTGCTTCAGGCGAATATATTATTTACAAAGGCGTTGTTAACCAAATCACTTTAACAAATACTTTAGCTACGTCTAAAGTAGGTGACTATGTTAAAATAGCTGGTGACAAAACTGGCTCTTGGTGGGCTGTTACAGACATCCAAGGCGTTTGGGCATAATAAAATAATGTGAGCTCCTTCGGGAGCTCACAGCTAAGGAGAAAAAAATATGTCAAATTTTACAAGTGACCAAACAACCGTAACTAAAACTACGGGAGCTGTTTCATTAATAAGAGCAGCTAGAACTAGAGTTACTTCTATTCAAGGTAGAGCAGAAGCAGGTTCTGTTTTACTTTTACATGATAGTGCTACGACGGGTGCAACTGCAGCAGGTAATTTAAAAGCTACTTATAGATGGGAAACAGAAGGAATACAGCTTTTCATTCCTGGTTCTGGTATTCTTTTTAAAGATGGGCTTTGTGCTACTTTAACCCAGACAAGTGGAGTAGACGGAAGCGTTACGCTAACAATTACTGGCGCGTAAGGAGGATAGATGGCCAATACTACTTCCGGAACAGCAACGTTCGGCAAGAATTTTTCAATTGATGAAATCATTGAAGAAGCTTATGA